TTGCATAGAATGGATGAAGAATCAACCAGATGATAGTATAGATGTATGTGTAAGTTCCCCACCATATAATATAGGTATATCATATAATACATATGGCGATAAAATGACTGCCAGTGAATATCTTGACTGGCAACAGGCCATATGGAGTGAATGTTGCCGCATATTAAAACCCACAGGACATTTATTCTTAAACATAGCACCAACACGCATAGATCCATTATTACCTTATCGTGTTGCTGATTCTGTGCCTTGGACTATACAAAACTCTATAGTGTGGAGCAAGTGCATTGAGATAGATGGCTATGTTAGAGGACACGGCGTAGTAACTAGTAGTAAAAGATATTTGCCCAATGGACACGAAATGGTATTTCATTTTACCAAAAACGGTGATACAACTATAGATATAGAAGGTAGTGCAGTTCCGTATCAACCGGAATGGGCAGAAGATAATGCTCGTCGAACTGGACGCAACTGGAGACCCACGGTGAATAACTGGCATATACCATATGAAACTTGTGGATCATTTGGTGGTAATCGCACTTTAGAACTCAAAGGTGAAAAGAAACATCCTGCTATATTCCCCAGAGAATTAGTGAGACATTGCTTAAATGTTGCTGGAGCAAAACCTGGACAAATAGTATTTGATCCTTTTGGTGGCACAGGAACTACGGCTGTGGTTGCCAAAGAAATGGGCATAGATTATATCACAACAGAAATAGATGCTGATTATGTTGAGTTTATTAAACAGAGATTATCATAATGATTATACATAGTGATTGCTTGACATTCTTAAAACAACTCAAAGATGATAGCCACGATTGTGTTATAACATCACCACCATACAACAAAAAAGGTCTTAGAGGCGGTGTTAAAACATCAGAAAGCATTTGGAAAGGTAGCAATGTGGATTATGATGCATATGATGACAATATGCCAGAAACAGAATACAGACAATGGCAGAAACAAATACTCAACGAATGCTACAGAATCATAAAACCAGGCGGCAGTATATTCTATAATCACAAAATAAGATATTGGGCCAGAAAAGGTTATCACCCTATGGATTGGCTGACAGATATAGATGCTCAGTTCTATCAAGAAATCATATGGTGGCGTAAAAACACAACGGCTATTGACAAAAGATATCTATTCAACACCACAGAACGCATATACTGGTTCTGTAAAGGCAAACCCAATGTGTATAAAGAACAAATGCCAGAAGAATACAGAAGTGATGTGTGGCATATAAATCCAGATATGAGTAATCCACACCCAGCACCCTTCCCAGAAAAGTTAGCAGAACTATGTGTGTTATTGACTACTCAACCAGGTGATTTAGTATTCGATCCATTCACAGGATCAGGCACGGTAGCATCAGTGTGTAAAAGATTAGGCAGAGAGTTTTGCGGCACAGAAATAGACAAAAAATATGTGGATATGGCTCGAGAAAGAATAAATGTATCAAAACAGCATACTCAACCAGATACCATATTTAACGAGATATTTGAAGAAAAATGAGATTAACAGAACCACAACAAATTATCTCTAATGATCCGGCAAGATTCCGTGTGGTAGTTGCCGGCAGAAGATTTGGAAAGTCTTATCTTGCTATTAATGAACTGGCAAAGTTTGCACGACAGCCTAATCAAAAGTGCTTGTATATAGCAACAACATATAGACAAGCAAAAGGTGTAATATGGAATGATCTATTGCAACTGCTATCAGAAAAAAACTGGATAAAGAAAATTAATCATAGTGATTTGCAAATAACACTGGTCAATAATAGTACAATAACTCTTAGAAGTTCTGAAAATAAAGAGGCTTTGAGGGGGCTAAAATTCTCCTTCATAGCACTCGACGAATATGCAGATATGGATGCTGATGTTTTCTCAACTATTCTTAGACCTACACTATCGGACACTGGCGGTCATGCTATGTTCATAGGCACACCTAAATCAAAAAACCACTTCTGGGACTTGTATATACAAGCAGGTGTGCTGGAAGACTGGAGTTCGCATAGTTATACAACTATACAAGGTGGACATGTCACGCCTGAAGAAATAGAAGCCGCAAAACGTGATATGGGAGAACGTGAATTTAGGCAAGAATATGAAGCCCAATTTATTGACTATTCTGGAACAATCTTTTATGCATTCTCAGATCAAAACATAGCATCAGCACCAGCAATAGATAGTAATACACCAATATACTGCGGCGGTGATTTCAACGTAGATCCTATGACATGTGTGATAAGCACAGTCACCGGTGATATTATACACATAATAGATGAAATAGAAATATATGGATCAAATACACTGGAATTAGTACAAGAAATAAAAAGTAGATATGGATCTAGGAAAGTATACTTCTATCCTGATGCCAGTGGTGCAAAACGCACTACTAACTCACCCGGACTTAGTGATCACATAATATTAAGTAATAATGGATTCAAGGTAATCAGTGGTAAATCAAATCCTCCTGTATTAGAGGCTATTGCAAGTGTAAATAGTAGGCTGAGAACACACGAGGGTAAGATTAAATTATATATAGATCCTAAGTGCAAAAAATTAAGAGAAAGTATGATTAAACATACATACAAACCAAATACTAGACAACCAGATAAAAGTGGTATGTGGGACCATATGACAGATTGCGTAAGATACTTAGTACACGGTCTATTCCCACTAAAACAAAAACACGAGAACTCAATAAAAAGTACTCGATATGCAGGGAGAATGTTATGAAAAAATCAGGAGAATGGGGTAAGCCACCAGAAAAGAACACAAAACAATGGAAGAAGAATGAAAAGATTATCAATTCGAATCCTACACTAAAAAGAGCAAGAGATATACGAGAAGGTCTAGATAAGCCTAAACACAAATATAGTAGTACTGGCGGACAATGGCACGGTGGTAAAGGGTCTGCACCAAGAGTAGATACTAACAGTGACGAATACAAAGATAACTTTGATCGTATATTCAAGCAAGGAAAATATGCAATCAACAAAGAGGACAAAGATGAATCATAATAAATTAGCACAAAAGAGAACAAGAAAAGCATTAAAAAGAAAGAACAAAAAGTATGCAGGACCAAAGTATTCTAAACTTGAACAAATAGTATTATGGGCACCTATATTAGAAAGAGCAGGTATTCAGTTATTCGAACAACCAGAAGGAGTAAGACAACATGTCGAAAGCAAAGACACTAACACCAGTTTCGTCTAAGTCTAAATCAATTGATTTAACATATAGAATAACATATCGCAATTCGAGGCCTAAGGATATGAATTACACATTTACCAAAGACTTTGAATACCATGGCGCATTAGAACAAATACTAATGCAAGTAAGATATGAAATGGGTCATTACGGTGGCCTCAAAGCAGAAGCAATAGCAGGAGATTTACATGAAATTACCAACTGAAAAAATAAGTACAGCATTTAACACAATGACTCTAACTGGACTCTCATTATTATGGGGCCAAATGTTAGGATACCTTAATCCATACTTTACAATACTAACAGTATTGTGTATCATAGTAGGATATGGATCTGAAGTGCGTATCAAAAAACAATATTAGATTGACATAACGTAATAAATGTAGTATAATAATACTATAATTAGAGGACGTAAAATGTATAAAATAATCACAGAACCCACAAAAGACTGGCTTATAGATAGGCCTTACTGGAAAGACTACTTGTGTGCTATAGCATACTGCGAACAATTAAACAGGCGTTTGCCAAATATATTCTTTGGCGTAAAGTATGTCGAAAAGGTTGATATTGAGCCGATAAATGCCGTATAATCTCTATATAGAGATAAATAAAAGTATACGATAAGGAGATAATATGAGTTATACTATAAAATGGCGTAAAGCATTTACAAAATCAGATATTGATACTGTATTTTGTAAAATGGCCAAAGATGACAAGCAATTAATTATAAACATACTACAAGACGCACTATACATCATAGCAGAAGCACAACACGAATACCCAGAGGTAAACAGTTTTGTTACCAGAGAGTTTAAGTCTTTAGGCAAAGGCAATTACTACAAAAGAAGCAAATATATAGGTGTAACTGCCGCAATAGGTGGTATGCTTAAACAACACAAAAAAACCAAAGACAAAGACTTTACAGTATATCAACTTAAAAACATAGAAGAACTTTTAGGTGCATTCGATAACTTAAACAAGTTTTTGAATGGTAATAAATGGCCGGAGACTATATTTGCGCCGCATATAATATTTGAGGAAGAATAATGAAAAAAAGAGTAGATTTCAAAGAAAAATGGGGAATACCTTGCAATGAATTAGCAGAAATGGAAGGTGTCACGCCAGAAGCAATACGAATGCGTGTGCGAAACTTTGGCACACCATGGCAACGTAGAGGTAAACCAACTAAATGGGAAACCAAATATGGAAAAACCATTGCCCAATTGGCCTTAGAACGCAACTTACACCCACAGACACTGGCTAGACGTGAGTATTTACACGGTGATATAGACAAAGAAACACTATACAATCATCCTAATGCTGGACAAGTGCTAAATGAACGTGGTGAACACTGGACAGTTAATTCTAAAATGTATTACATAAAACATGCACCTACATATATGGATCAATACAATGAGAACAAGAAGGCCTAGAACCAAAGAGTGGATTAATGGTCATTTGTTGCCTAAGCCTAAAACTCAAGCATATAGAAGGTATTTGCAACTCACACTACCAGTAGTGCCTAAGCCAACATACAATACCATAAAGCCACGAAATGAGGAATAATGATATACCTGATCCGCACATAGAGTTTAAGAGATACTTTGTGCAATGTGTGAACAATTACTTACAAGACCCTACAGATAAGAAACAATCAAAACTCAAAGACATAGTGCAAAAGAGCATACATCTTGATCAAGAGTTATTGTTTTGGTTCAATGCTATGTTTAAATGGCGTAATACCACCAGTGGACTACATGTAGAGTATCGACACAAGCCTAGAATCCCAAATTAATATCTAAAACTCTTGTAAATATTGTTGAAGTAAATGCAAAGGGCGTTTGCTCATATAACTAAGTGTGTTTGCTTTTATTATTAAATAAAAGTATTGAAAAGCCCCCAATGGGGGTTTTTCTTTAGAATTATGATAAATACTTCTGTTATAACGCAAAACAATATATTGGAGTAGTATGTCTGATCAAATAGACTTTATCACCGGTACGCACCCATTATACGGAAGATATTTCGATAATTGGAGTTTATGCCAAAATTCATTTTACGGTGGTGTTGAATATCAGAATGCTAGATATCTAAGAGCATATCAAGTAGATCTAAACACCCCTTCCGAAACTATAAGCACATATCAAGTAGACGATAATGGTACTGTTATAGGCAAAAGCAAAGCAACTTTAACGCAAGGTTATAGTTCACAAGATGTCAATCAAGGCGGTGGTGTGCTAGACGGCACATTCTATTCTGAAAAATTACAAAATACCCCACTATACAATTATGTAAAACTAATTGTTGCAGAATACAACTCTATACTATTTAGAAACCCGCCCACAAGAGTATTACCAGAATATCCTAACATCAAAGAATTCACCAATGATGTTGACGGAGAAGGTAATAGCATAACAGAATTTATGAGTCTAGTAGATCAATATACAACTATATTCGGAGTATGTCATGTAGGATGTTATAAGCCAGTTGGCAGTGATATACCTAGATGGAAAATACACACGCCATTAGATATAACTAACTGGAGTTACACATACGATATAGATGGTAACTTAAAACTAAAAGATATAGTAATCAAAGTAGAAGAAACTGCCGAACATACTGTATATAGGCACATAACCGATGAATTAATTGATACGGTGTTCGTAGGCCACGATGATGATTACACACCTCCAGCAATAGAAGGACTTGTAGAAGTAGATGAAAATGCATACAGAGTAAGTCAAGAAAACGAATTAGGTCAAGTACCTATAGTGACCATATATCAAAACGTAAAGGTATTCAACAATGTTGGTAGTACAGTTATACAAGACGTTGCTCAAATACAACGTAGTGTATATGGTGATATGGCAGAAATATATGCCGCAATCACGTATGGAAGTCATCCTACATTAGTTGTGGACGAGACTACAAGTCAATTAAACGATGGTGCATTAGGTAGTGAACCAGGTTCAGTGGTAAATGTTGCCTCTGGTCTAACAGGCGAACCAAGTTATACATATGAGTTTGTAACACCAAGTACAGCCGCAATAGATAGTATAAAAGATCTAGTTGACAGCAAAATAGACAAAATGACTCAAATATCAATGTTGCGTAGTGAAGAGTTAATCAAGAGTGCAAGAAGTGGCGAACAAATAGAAGTATATGATGACAAATTAGCCGCACTTATAAGACGCAAAGCAACAAATTTAGAAAGTGCAGAAAGCAGACTATGGGATCTATACTTTGATTGGACAAATCAAAACAGACCAGAAGATTTTGCAATAAGTTATAACAGACAGTTCAACAAAAAAGCATTAGAACATGAACTCAGTGAAATAAACATGAGTCTCAATGTGCTAGAAAAGTATGAACAAACATTTGGTGTAAAACCACAATCATATGAAACCAGAGAACAAGCAGAACAAGAAGCAAATAGGTTAGGAGGAACTGGCGCACATAGTCATACTCAAGCAGATGGCAGTATAGTGTATATGCCGTTTAACACACACGCAGAATATGAAAATGCGGTAGGTGTTGATGAAGTTGATATAGAATTTAGAACAGAAATGCGTGACAAGATACGCAAGAGAATGTTACAGTTGTTAGAAGCATCTACAACTAATAACGGTTTCTAATTATCTTGAAAATTACCCACACTTCAGGGACAAAAAGGAGATAGAAAATGAGTGAAAATATCACAAATGATACGTTAGTTGCAGGCGAAAACGTGCAACCAGTAACAACAGATACTGAGGCGGATACAGGGGTATCAGCAAAATCTGATAATGTAGAAAAAGCACCTATGCAACCTACATTAGAGCAAAAGGAAGGTCGATTGTATGTTGATGGCAAAAGAGTGTATACTCGCCAAGAAACAGACAATATAGCCAAAACTGCAACTCGTGAATATGAAAGTAGAATACTACAAGACCTAGAAGTTGATAATCTAGGCCAAGTAAAACAAGTAGTTAATCAACTAAGATCTGCTTCTCCAGAGAGTAATTCTCTAGACGTTGAAGCACTTAAAAGTGCTGTTCAAAAAAGGGAACAGACAGTTGAAGAACTCAAGGGTGAACTTAATCGTGTAAAAACTGATTATGCACTCAAAGAGCATATTGGACAATTAAGAGAAAATATGCCTAATACTTGGAATTCTGATCAAAAGAGTGCAGTAGTTGATTTAATGAAAGCCAGAGATATGTTAAAGATCGAAGGCGACACATTTGCAATCAAAAACGGCGAAGACTTCTTAACTGTAGACGGTGAAACACCCGACTATAAGACTGCTGTAGAAGTAGTTGGTAAAACATTAGGATTACCATTTGCTAAAAAAGGTGTAGATACATTTGACGCAGAAAGAACACCTGCAGAAACTAAAACAAAAGGTCCTGCTGATTTAGAAAGAATGAACAGAGATCCAAGTTATAGAGCCGCATACGTTCAACTGCGAACAGCCAACAAAACCATGGCTAGAGGTGATATCACCGATAAAATGGTTGTTGACTACATGAATAAACGAATAAATGGATAATATATCCATGTATATAAAACGCATAATTTAAAGGAGAAATATTATGGCGACTACAACAAACGTAGGTAATTTGTATGCAGATATCGTTGCTGATTTAATACCGTTAATATAGGGCGGCTTTGAGGAGAAATCCTTATCGAAGAATGTGGTGAATTCAGGGAACACCTTAGCAAGTAAAGTTGAAGGCAATCCTGAGCCAAGCCTAACAATAGTTAGGAAGGTGCAACGACTATCCCGAGAGGGAGTAGGACTAAGTAGTCCGAAGTGCCACACATCCTTATAGGATGATGATATAGTCTAATCTAGCAGGAAACTGTTAGCAGGCGTAACAGCCGATACAAGATTAACGACCTTGTGTGAATATGTAATGACTATGATAACATGGTATTGTTACCAAATCCGCAGTTGATTATAAACTCATACAATATTGAAGGTGGTTTAGGAAACCAATTAAAAATTCCAGTCACTAATTCCTGGACAACAGGTTCAACAGTGGCGCCTCACGCAAAAATCATCGACTTAGGTGGTGACGATCAAGCAGATCCAATTAACGACTTTAATCCATCAAATGTTCTTTTAAGTACAACTAAAAAAGGAACAGGAACATTAGTTGCTAACGAAGATTTAGAAGATGCAGGCGCATCTCAAGTTGCTTCTGCTGTGACAACAAGACTTGCTAGAGCAATTGCACAAAGCACAGATATCGAAGGTTTTCGAGTCATTGCTACTGACGCCGTAACTGCATTAACAGACCTATCAGACGTAACAGTCGGTATGGACGGTATTGCATCAGGCGATAACGTTGGTGATTGTGAATTAGGTTTCGTAATGTCACCTGAAGCACTTGGATACGGAATGAAAAGAAGTCCTGAAGTAAAAATGTTTGAAAATGTGAACAGAGATCACATCGAATATGTTGCTACAGTTAGAAACGGATTTAAACAAATCCAACCTACATTCATCAGATGTGTTGCAAGTAAAGAAGGTATCGGTGGAGCATCTAGTCAAGCAAGTTTAGATAACTTTGCTACATCAGTTGCAAATTTAAGAAATGTATCGGCTCCGACAGACGGATTTGGCTTCTATGCAGGTGTTGTAACACCAGCACAGGAATTAGCACTTGCTAAAGAACTAAATGGTGTTGGCGGAATCTCAAGTGGATCAATTGGTTCAGTTGCTCAAGACCTAGCCAATGATGCATTGATTAAATCAGCAATAACCCAGGCATTAGGAATTTCCTTTTACCGCAGTTCAAACACACCAGGTGGATTAGCCTCGGCGTAAGTCAATTAAAGGAGCATAATATGGCATTTATTTTAAACGCAACAGGAAACGTAATTAGTTACGCAGAAGCAGTTGACGTGAGAGACAAAGATCAAAGGATTTTCGAATCCAATGAGATTGAATTCACTAATGTACCAGATGCCCCTCAGACACTCGATCAATATATTGAAGATCTAACTACTAAAACCACTAATCGAATCAACACAAAGATTAGGTTAAGTGCTAGATGGCGAGAGTATTTGAGCCAAACAGGTAGTGGATTAGATAATAATAATATACCTGCTTTTAATCCAGATAAAATACTGGAAAGAAAAGCAGATTTTACTGATATGTGTGCCTATGGTGCACTATATATGTATCTTTTGCCTAAGGTAGCAGATTTTGGTAATCCAGAATCACCTGAAGTGCAAAAAATACAATACTATGAAGGTCGTTTCAATGATCTTTTCGATGAACTCATGGCAGACTTTACTTGGTTCGATAATGACGGCGACGGAACTATCGAAGATGGTGAAAAGCAAATAAGATTCAGATTAAATAGAAGAAGTAGAAGTAGAAAAAGTGTAGCAAGGGTAAAATAACATGGCGATTAGAGATGAACTGAAAAGTAACTTAGATGTTAGTCTAAGTGGGAGTAATGTTAGTGTTAGTAGTGAACTGCCTTATATAGTAGGCGGCGAAACGTTATATAATAAAAACATGAAAAAACTATACTTGGATGAAGACAATGTCTCTAAAACGGAGTTGATTCAGTGTCTAGATGATTTCGATCTAATAGAAACAGAAACAACTGTAACAGGTTTCTTAAGTGTAGATGCTAAGAATCAACCTGGCGATATAGATACCATAATTGCAAATATAATAGACAGTAGGAATTCAATCTCTAATCAAACAATTAGAGAATGTGAAATGACTACAGAAAATACAGATGATGTAATAACTTACACATTTGATTTTCGATTCGTAACTGTGTAACTTAAAGGAGAAAATAATGGGAACACCAATTAACGTAACATCAAGTAACCAGGCGATATTGACACTTGGAACAACCGAATCGATGGCAAGACCTGGAGGCACAGACGGATTAGAAATCCCTCTACTCCAAGACTTGACCATTTCGGCTACACCTTCCACGGTGAGATATTCTACACTAGACAGTACATCTTCTAGTGCATTCACTACAACGAATGAAAACGAAGTATCTTTCAATATGCTGGTTGATGAATCAACTATGTTTGGTACCGGTGGTTCAAGTGGCAACTCTATCGCAGACAATGGCTTATTTAACACTTCTAAAAACAAAACTGAGATTTATTTCAGTGTTGCGTTTGAAGGAAAGGAAAGTACAGACCATTACTGGGAAGGAGTAGGATTTATAGGCGGATTAGCCCCTACAGCATCGATGGACGGTGCAGTTTGGATTTCGCCAGGTTCTATAATTGTAAACGGTGAACTAACACAAGGTAATGTAACATAATTGATACAATAACATAATGTATAGCACCCTCAATAGTGGGGGTGTTATATTCTAATAGGAGAATAATATGGCTTTTACGCATGAAAAATTATTAAACAAAATGTTCAAAGACGGAGTATGGCAAGGTCGTGAAGATCGTGTTATAAATGTAAACGGAGTCGAGTATGATCTAGATGATTATGCTAAAGAACATGGTTTAGTATTGCCAGATAGTAAGGTACATAAAAAGCCTAAAAAAGAAATAAATACAGATGTAGAGGATAAAGGATATGGAGATATGGAACAACAAGACGCCGGAGGCAATACTACAGTCGATTGAGGCAGAAGTAGCCAAGGCTCAACACGAAATTAGATGTGCAACTAAAGATATACAAAAAGCACAAAACAGAATAGCATTTACATTAAGTGCTGTACATAATTTAAAAAATAGAGATTTGAAGGAATAAGATATGAAATTAAAAGAATTAGCAATAAAACCCCAACTAACTAAAATTACAATTGATTCAGAAGAACTTGTTGAAAAGTACGGCGAAACAATTGAATTCTTTGTTTTAGATAGATTACCATTAGACAAATATACTAAACTTGCTTCTGTTAAAACAGATGACTTTAGCAGTATGATCGACTTGGTTAAAGAACTAGTATTAGACGAAGATGGCAATCCTGTAATGGATGATGAGCATGTACTACCTACCGATATTCTCAATGAAGCAATGGTTAAGGTAGTTGATGTTGTGGGAAAGTAACAAGCCAAAAATATCGCAATGACGATAGGATGTTCTCAATGTTCATGATTGTGGACACAATGGCACAAAAATATGGTATGTTGCCAATGCAAGTATTAGAACAAGCAAACACAGGTGATTTGCAAATACATATAGCAGTAGAGCAACACAGAGAGAGAATGAATAATCCTGATTATGACTTAAACCAAGATTATACACAAAGTGAGTTAGAAGAAATATGGCAAAAATCACGTTCAAAGTAAATGATAAACTATTTCGCAAACAGATGCGTAAAATAGAAAACTATGCAAATGATCAATTGCCTAAGATTGCTCTCAAAGAATATAAGAAAAATACACCTAGAGATTCTGGTAATGCCAGAAATAAAACAAGACGCAGAAATAATCAAATCATAGGTGATTATGGTTATGCTGGTGTGCTAGATGATGGATTGTTTCCAAATCCGCCAAAGCAAGGTACAGGTAAAACTGTTAATGGTTATAGTACACAGGCCAAGCAAGGAATGGCTAAACCCACAATAAAAGAATTAACAAGGCTGTTTAATGCATTTGTTAGGAGAGTAAGATAATGGCAAATATTAAAAGTAAACTAATATTAGATAACGCACAATTTATTAAAAGAGCAAAAGCCAGTAGAGCAGTAGTAGGCACAGTAGCCACTGGTCTTAAAGTAATGGGTGGTGCGGCCAAGTTTGCCGCAGTTAGTTTGGCAGCCGGTACAACAGCCATGGCACTTTTAATTTCTAAAACATCATCGGCTATCGATCGATTAGGTAAAGTAAGTAAAACAACTGGTTTTGCGGCAGAAACATTGCAGAAATTCCAGTTTGCGGCTGAACAAAGTGGTGTTGGTGCAGATCAAGCCGCAGTAGCATTGCGTAGGTTCTCTAGAAGGCTAGGTGAAGCACAAAAAGGCACAGGTGAACTACTACCAGCACTTAAAAAGTTAGGTATAGATGTTAGAGATAGTGCAGGTAATCTTAAAACAGGAGAACAAATACTATTTGAATTTGCAGATGGTCTAGCAGATACAGAAGAAGCCACAGAACGATTAGCACTTGCCTTTAAAGCATTCGACTCAGAAGGTGCTGAACTTGTAGAAGTATTAAGGAATGGTAGTGCAGGCCTAAACGAATTCTTTACAGAAGCAGATAGATTAGGATTTGTTCTAAGTACCAGTGCAATACAAGGCGTAGAAAAGTTTAACGATGAATTTAATAAATTGCAAAGAATTGTAAGTGGTATAACCAGACAATTTGTAAGTTCATTAGCACCAGCATTAGAAAATGTCACAAAAGATTTACAAAACTTCTTATTAGTATTCATAGAAGAAAAAGGTGGCCCTGAAGCACTGGGTGATTATTTTAAAAATGTTTTCCTAAACATCGTAATAGAAGTTATCAAAGCATTGGAAACTTTCTTAAATGTTATAATCAAATTGGCCAACTCATTTGCAGACCTAATCAGAAAGTTTGGGGATGATCCACTATTTGGTCTTGGAGATAAAGCCAGTGCCGCCGCAGATGATATACTATCACTCAATAACGTATTAAAAACCTTTAATGATACCCTAGGCACTATTGAAACTGCCGGAGAAGCACTACAATTTATAGAAGGACTAGATCAAGCAGACCCACTACTCAAAAAAATAATAGATCGATTTAAACAACTAAGAGCAGAAAATGAAAGAACAACTCTATTTGGTACAGAAACACCTTATTTAGGATTTATGGTCCAACAGGCTATTGAAGATGTAAGAAAAGAATTAATGGCAGAAGTAGGAGCAGGTGTAGGCCTGGTAGATTTTAGTGAATTTATAGAAAAACTAATAGGATATACCAAAGAAGGCGGAGAAGAAACTGGTAAAAAAATAGGCAATGATGTTATGTCTGGTATGACAGTAACAGCAACACAAAGTTCATCTTTCTTTGTTAAATTATTAGATAAAATATATGGGCCTGAAGGCCAAGCCAGAGTAGATGATTTCTTACAAGCATTTTTTGATGATGCAGAAGGTATGCTAGATAAAGTAAAAGCATTTACAGCCTTAATATTTGGTCCTGATCTAACAGCAAAAATTAAAACAGCATTTCAAAATAGTGATGTAGGCGACTATACAAGAACATTAGCAGAAGGTATGGTTAAAGCCGCACAGATGTTTGAAGATTCACTTGCAGAAGCATTTGTTAATGGTAAAGCAGACTTTCAAGATTTAGCAGACTTTATAAAGATAACATTAGCAAAAGCATTTATACAAAAATCAATCACAGGACCATTAATGATGTTATTTGGACTGGCAAAAGGTGGACCAGCAAAAGCAGGACAACCATACATAGTAGGTGAAGAAGGACCCGAACTATTCATACCTAAACAATCAGGCACAGTTATACCTAACGATAAAACAATGGGCATAATGGGAGCAGGTGGACCAGGTATCGGTGGTGGTGGCACAACTGTCACATATAACATACAAGCCGTAGATGCACCAAGTTTTCAACAATTAGTAGCAAGTGATCCACAGTTTATATATGCTGTAACTCAAGCAGGTGCTAGAACTATACCAGGGAGTAGATAATGAGTTTTCAAACAATCATAGATAACGCAACATTCATTAACATTGATAAACGCAAAACCACAGCAATGAGTGTTAGTAGAAGTGGACATATAAAAACAGCAGAACGCCAACCCAGTGTGTATAAATTTACAGTAGGTAGTGTACCTGGCTTAAAATATTCAGAAAATAGAGGCGTATTAGAAGACATAGATACTGCAGATAGAACTGTAGAAGCAAATATAAGTTTAGCAAATAACACTGGTATGAATTATATCACAGCATATCAAGGTGGTATAGATGGCGGTAGTTTAAGCATGGTAGGTGGTGATGGTAAAGAATTATACATAAATGCCAGCCTTGCTACAGGTAGTGGTACACTATTTAAGAAAGGCGATTACATACAACCACAAGGTGACACAGGAACATATAGATATCCGTATCAAGTAACCAGTGATGTGAGTTTTAGTAACGGTGCTAATGTAACTATACCAGTACATAGACCAGTGTTAAGCCAAGATGGTGTAAGTATAACCAGTGGAGGCGTAAGAAAAGGCACAGAAGTACGTTTTCATGTAAAAGCAATGGTTTGCCCAACTTATAGCATTGTGCCATATGACCTTATACAGTTTTCAGGCGATTTTGAATTTGTGGAGATTATAACTTAATGAGCACAACAATTACAGAAGTACAAGGTACTAACATATCACCTATAACACTTATTGATTTACAATTAGGTGCTAATGTTTATTATCTCAGTAGTAATTGGAAACCTGTAACAGTAGACAGCAATAATTACACAGAACTAGGTGCTTTCTTAAGTGTAAGCAATATAGATGACAATCTAAAATACAATGCCAATGATCTAAGTTTAACATTAAGTGGTATTCCAAGTGGACAAAACTATCTACAAGAAATATTAGAAAATCCTGTAAAAGGTGGTAATGTTGTGTTAAAAAGAGCATTTGTAGATACCAGCACATACGAACTCACAGGCAATATATACACAAGATTTAAAGGTGTTATAACCAATTACAAAATAGATGAACAAGTAAATGTATTGAGTAAACAAATGGACTATGCTGTTACTGTAACACTTGCAAGTCAATTAACAGTACTCAGTAACAAGATATCAGGACAAAGAACAAATCCTGAAGACCGAAAAAGACTATTCCCCGCAGACAGAAGTTTCAACCGTATACCCATACTATACAATACCAGTTTCGACTTTGGTAAAGAATATGTATCAGGTGGTGGCTACGGCGGAGGCGGAGGCGGCGGAGGCCGTGGAGGTGGCGGTGGCGGTGGTAACCGTGGCCGTAGTAAAAGAGCACAAGAAAGATAATATAGATTTATAGGATGAAAAGATATGATAAAACAAGCAGAAGTAAAAGATTTTAAGAACATAAAAAAGATGTTTGTCAACTTTGCCAATAGTGCGCCAGTTGATTACTTACATAATCCACATTATGATGAGGATTATATAGATCAAGTATTCTATACAGTAATGAAACAAGGTGTGTTATTGTATGCAGAACAAAAAGGCAAACCAGCAGGATTCTTTATAGCCATGCCTGCTGGAGATATATGGTTGCCTCAATTACCACCTGTACTTAGAGAAGCCGCATGGTGGGTTGAACCAGAGTTTAGAGATGGTGCTATAGGTGGTAAATTATTCTTAAAGTATTTAAATATTGCAAAAGCAATGAAAGAAGTAGGTAAAATACAAGGATACACAATGACATTAATGGAGCAATCGCCAGACATCAAAATAGAAAAATATGGCTTTAGGCCAATAGAAACAATTTATTATTCAGGGTAGGAGTAACAGGTGGCAGTATTTACAGCAATAGGAACAGCAATAGCAACAGCAATAGGTGGCGCATTGGTCACAGCAACAGGACTTACACTATTAGGTAGTGTTGTAGCAGGTGTTATTGCGGCAGGCTTGGCATTCGGTACAGCAAAACTTTTAGGAGTATTTGATGTGCCAGATGTAGGAGCAGGCAGAGCCAACGGCAGTAAAGTGCAAGTAGCCCCGAGTACTGACAACAGGATCGGTGTGGCTTATGGCCGTAATTTTATGAGTGGACCGATTACAGATGTGGCTATAACAAATCAAAACAACACTATGCAATATTGTATCACACTCAGTGAATTAAGTGACGGCCATGATGTAGGTTCATACACACTTAATCAGATCTTTTGGGGTGATAGAAAACTAAACTTCTCAGGAGCAAATGTAGTCAGTTATACAGATCCAAATGCCACAACCACAGAAGATTGGTCAAACAAAATCCGTATAAGAGTATATGCTGGTGATACTACCAGTGCTAAACAGATATTTCCAATAACACCAACGGTAAATGCCACAACAATGATGACACATTGGAATGTGCTTGGACCAACTCATTACACAATGGAAGGATTAGTATTTGCAATGATTGAAGTAGATTATGATGCAGAAAATGGTCTTACAGGACTAGGTAGCATGACATTTGATATTACTAATAGCAAAGACAATCCAGGTGAAGTATTGTTTGATTACTTAAAATCAAGTCGATACGGTGCTGGATTAGCCAATAGTGATATAGACATAACAAGTATACTAGGCACAGCAAATACACAGATGAAAGGTTATTGTGATGAACAAATTACTTATACACCTAACACTGGTGGTAGTGCCACTATAGACAGATATCAAATCAATGGTTATTTGAGTACTTTTGATAGTTGTATGGATAACATAGATAAAATATGTAGAAATGCCGCAACATACTTTACATTTGATGGAAAGCAAGGCAAATTTGCGGCTATTCCAAACAGACCATATAGTAGTAGTGAATTAAGTTCAGCATTTGTTCTCAATGATGACAATATAGTTAGTAAGATATCTGTTAGTAGTACAGAATTATATCAACAACTTAATAGTATAACAGTAGAGTTTGCTGATCAAAACAGAAAAGATCAAACAAATACCATATTAGTAGAAACACCAAGTGGAGATAGAAACACAGGCGAACCAGATAATAATTTAGATTACAGAGCAGAGTTGGTTAACAATAATATACATGCAGAACAACTAGGAAACATTGATCTAAATCAAAGTAGAAAAGGTATGGTCGTAGAATGCACCAGTGATTTCTCAGGACTACAAATAGACGCCGGTGATGTTGTAAAACTAACTAATAGTGATTATGGATTTAGTGACAAGTTATTTCGTGTAATGAAAAACACAGAAGCATTAGGTCAAGATGGTATGATATTGTGTAATTTATTGCTGTTAGAGTATGACGCAAGTGTATACACAGAACCAACTATAACAGAAAGTGATGTAGAAGATGATCCAACTGGTATAATTTCTAATCCTCCAGGTGATACACCTCCACCACCAAGTGTATACAAACACTTTTATGAAGGTGTCTCACAAAAAAGCACAACAGGCTCAGGCACAGGTGCTAAATTTGACATACAAAAAGATTTTGTAAATTTAACCTATTTTGTACCAGCAGTATCAGGTGGTAGTTATTTGGCAAATGGTGGTAGTGGTTATAACAATGGTGATAATGTCACAGTATCAGGTTCTGTATTAGGTGGTCTAGATGGACTACATGATTGTACATTCACGGTAGAAACAACATTACAACCAGTAGGATATTTCCAAACTGCAAATGTTGTAAGTGGTACAGCCTTCATATATGGCGGTGGTGGAAATAGAAAACAAATTGATGGTGAAAGCATGGGTGATTTAGCCGCAGGAACACAGATAACTGCAACACCAGAAGATAAAACAGATCTAAATGCTGGAACAACATATCAGGATTTACAAGATGCACCAGTAGATGTTGACTTAAGAGAAGTAGATAGTGGTGAATACACAATTAACAATAACGCAAAACCAGTAGGAAGTCATCAAGGTATAACCACAGCAGATTATGGTTATGGTGTACAAGCAGATGTAACTTATGCTAATGGTGAAACACAAGCCAATGTGGTAGACAGCAGAACCACATATTCAGATCGTTCAGAACAACCAGATACAGTAAATAGTCCAACAAAATTCACAGTCACAGATCAAATGGCAAGTATTGCAATAAGACTGGTAGGATATAACACCTCTAACCAAACAGCAGGCACCAATCAAAGAGGTTTTGAGAATATGAAACTGGATATACAGAGAATTAGAAATGGAGATCAATTCTAATGAAACAGGTTATTCTTTATAATAAAGTCACAGGAAAAATAATTTATTCCAGTCTAACAACCAATGATCGTATGTTAGCAAAAACACTTAGCAGAGATAGTAATTTAGCATACATAGAAGGTTCTGTAGCACAAAACAAATATCAAGTAAATGTAAGTGTAGAACCACATGTTATAGAAGAAAAACCGCCAGTGGCTATATATGTCCCAGGATGGATAAGAGATAAAAGACATAATTTACTAAAAGGCACAGACTGGACGGTAGGTGCTGACTCTCCATTAAGTGATGCCAAAAAAGCAGAATGGCAAGCATATAGACAAGCACTTAGAGATTTGCCAGACACATACGCAGATGAAACCGACATTGCAAACGTCATTTGGCCATCAGAACCCAGTTAATTCGATAAATATACAAGTAATAAAAATGGCTATATTGCCTCAGTGATATAGCAATACCCTTCAGGAGTAGTTATGTCAGGTAGAGTTTTATCTTTTAAATCTTACATTGGCGGAGCAGACAACGTACAGATGTTGGAAATGTTCCCGTCAAGTCAAAGTCAATTCACATACGATTACGGTTTTGATGTATCAACGTATACATTCGATGCCGATTATCAAACCATAGTAGTTGATACATTAACATATGATCGTGTTTCAGGCGATCCAAATTTTACAGAGTCTAATGTAGTAGGCAGTTTTGGTAGTAATACCACTATAGATAGTGGTTTTATTGATACCACTACAGCCGCAAGTGGAACTGTCAAATTCACAATACCAAGTCAACGGTACACAGGTAATATCATACCTGATGCTAGAGCAAATGTACCTATTACAGTAGTAAGTTTTAAATGGACAGATCCTGCCGCAAATACAACAACATCGCATAGATGGGCAGTAATTGAAAGGTATGAACCTGACGTAACAATAGGCAATCCACAACTTAGCACAGGATTTACACCTATTCCAACATCCTAGGAGACTAAATGGCTAACATAATAGTATCAGTATCAGAACCAACTATAAACGTTGATTCTACCAATAATATAGTAAACGTATCAACAACTACTTCAAATGTATCAGTAAGTAACATATCAGTTGTTTCTAACTCACAGATACGACAAGGTATAAGTGTAAGTAATCTTGGTGGCTTTGGTAATTTAGCATATGATAATAGTGCATCAAGTAATGGTGTAATTCAATACACAGGTATTAGCAACTCTGATATATACAGCACAATTACTACAACTAATGTTAGTGGTTATGGTAATATTGCTTTTGATCAAACAAATGGCGATATAGAATACACTGGTGTTGCTCAATCAGACATTAGAGGCAGTATTTCTAATGTAGGTGCTATAAATTATGATACAGGCACCGGTCAAATTGGTGTCGATGGAGTCGCAATATTTACAGCAAGAAGCACAGATGATCTAACTGAAGGCTCAACAAATTTATACTTTTCAAATACCAGAGTTAGAAGTAACATAAGTGTTACTGATGCAGGAGGAGATGGAAGTTTAGCATATGACAACACTACAGGTGTATTTACATATACAGGACCGAGTCAAGCAGAAGCAAACGCAAGAATAGCCGCCGCACCTACACAAGTTATTGGACACTTTTCAAATGTATCACCCATAAATCTAGAAGCAAATGGACAAATTAGTGTTGACGAAAGTGCTATATTTTCAGGCAAGACTACTGATGATTTAACAGAAGGAACAACAAATTTATATTTTACACCAGCAAGAGTAAGAAGCAATATAAGTCTTACTACAAGCACACCAAGTGGTGCTGGCGCATTAACATATGATAATACCACAGGTGTATTTGATTTTACACCTGCGGTAATAAACAGTTTAACAAATGCTGATGTAAAAACATTTATAGAAGCAAATGGATTAGACGCAAGTGCTAATTTAAGTACAACAGCAAATACCAGTGCCGCACATGGTACATTCACAGGCGCAACCAGTTTAACAGCAACAGGAAATGTCAGTATTGGCGGTAACCTAGATGTAACAGGTAATATAAATTCAGAAACAGTAGTAGACTTATTTGTAGAAGACCGTAACATAACACTACAATATGGTGTTGTAGGTTCACCAAGTGCTAATTCACAGATATTTGTGGATAGAGGTTCGAGTGCAAACACATATATACTATGGGATGAAGGTTCAGATAGTTGGAAGTTTTCAAATGATGGTAGCACAGAATACAAAATACCAACAAGCACTAGTGACCTAGCAGAAGGTACTAACTTATACTTCACAGCCGCAAGAGCACGTGGTAACATTAGTGTAACAGATTCAGGTGGCGATGGTAGTTTAGCATATGACTCAGGTACAGGTGTCATAACATACACAGGACCTAGTCAAGCAGAAGTAGTAGCACATTTTTCTAATGTTTCACCTATAAATTTAGAAGCAAATGGACAAATTAGCATTGATAGTTCAGCATTGTTTAGTGGTAAAACTACAGATGATCTAACTGAAGGCTCAACAAATTTATACTTTACTGCCGCAAGAGCCAGAGGCAATATTAGTGCTTCAGGTAACATAGATTATGATAGTAGTACAGGTGTTATATCCGAAAGTTTATTCACACAAGATATCACAGAAGGCGACAATTTATATTATACAACAGATAGAGCAAATACTGCCATTGGCGCATACACAGGTGCTATAACAAATTTAACAGGCAATGTTACAACAACAGCAAACATGTCTGCCGCATACTTTATAGGAGATGGTAGTCAATTAACAAATGTTACCAGTGATGTAACATCAGAAAACATAGTAAGAGTGTGTATAGCCGCAGAAACATTAGCAAAAGGCGATGCTGTATATATTAGTGGTGGCACAGGAGACAATCCAGAAGTATCTAAAGCAGATGCCGATGATGCCGCAAAGATGCCTGTATTTGGTGTCACAAAAGAAGCAATTAGCAGTAGTTCAACAGGTAATGTAGTAATTTATGGTGAAATAACCAGTTTTGATACCACAGGATTTACAACAGGTGACAGTTTATTTGTCAGCACAACACCAGGCGCACTACAAAATACAGCACCCACAGGTGAGAGCAGTCTTATACAAAAGATTGGTAAAGTCATAAAAGGTGGTAGCACTGGTGGTAAGATCACTGTTACAGGTGCTGGTCGTACAAATGCTACACCTAACTTAAATGACGGTAATATCTTTATAGGCAATGGCAGTAATCAAAGCAGTACAGCAGTCTTAGATACAAGCATAGTACCAGAAAATACAAATTTATACTTTACATCAGACAGAGCAAACAGTAATGTTACAGCACATTATGCCGCAGGCGTAAACTCAAATATCACAACAAGTGCTAATGTATTGGCAGGCAACATTGCTATAGGTAATGCGGCGGCAAATGCTGGTATTGTATTTCAAACAACAGGTACTGGTTTTGCACCATTTAGAGCAACATTTGGAGCAAATTCAAATGTAGACTTGCAAGGTAATAGTATAATATCAGGTAATTTGTATGTTAGTAGTACCAGTGGCACATTTGATGGTAATTTATTTGTTACTGAGTCAAGCACCGGCGGAGCCAATGTCCATAATACAGCAAGAATAGAAGGAATCAATAATTATGCTATTGATTTTCCATTAACTGATGACGGTATTGTCATCGAAGGTAATGCAATTTTAAGAGCAATAACTCACAACAATGCCGAATTTAGATCAGGTATAATCACAGATAGAGGTTATGAATTAGTTCAAACATGGGGTTATCCGGGCATATATGATATACCTGTTACGCAAGCCGCAAATGCAAATGCCAATATAACAACCACGCATATTGGTGGTATATTCTGCGGTAGAACAGGCACAGGTACGGGAGGAGGTGACTTTCCAAGCACAGGTACAGTTACAACCACAGCAGGCTCACCTTATGTACAATTTACAGGTTTAAGTACTGCCGACGCAGATGGTAATTTTGTAAACTGGGGTACAGGTACACCCACAAGTAAAACACACACTGATTTAGCAGATCATTATGTTAATTACATGACACTGGTTGGTGGTTATGGTTATCCTCGAGGTTTTATGCCAGGTGGATTCCCTGTAGGTACTAAAACACTAAATTTAATTTCAAGTGATAGTGGTGGTAATGCCAACGTTCAAATGACTGGTATGGCAACTATATCTCAAACATATAGTGCTGATGATACCACATATGGTATGTTTGGTTTAACACACTCTATGATGGATAATGGTTTTACATCTGCTTCGCACCCTTCAGTGGCACTTACAGGTATTGGTTCAGACTTCACATACAAAAGATTTGCCATGCAAAGTATATGGCTGACTCAAAGCAGATTTGATAATCAAAATGGTGCTAATTCCAGTACTTTATCAAATATAAACAATACTTTTACAAGCACAACAGT